ATCGTCAGTTTGCCGAGTCGCTCACTCGTACGGCCAACGTGCTTCGCTCGATCGAAGCCGCTCCAGGTCACGACTACATGCGAGTCGCCGCTTGGATGGAGAAGAATGGCCGTTCTTCGAATAACGAATTCTCTAAGCTCGCCGAGCGATCGAGAGGAATGCATCTGAAGCTCGGCATGGGTGGAAACATCATGCGCAAGCAGATCGAGGTGCCGTGCGACGTCATTGGTGCCTTTGTCGGTCACATGCCCACGATGCTTACTCATCATCGAGAAGATCGATTCCTCACGGTTCGCGAGTGCCTATCGATCATGAAGATGCCTCTGGACTTTCAGCTTCATAATCCTATTCGTAACATCAATCACGTGTGTCAGAACGTTCCGGTCACGACGGCCGAACATCCCGCTCGAATGGTCAAGATGTTCCTCGAAGGTAAGTTGCCGCTCGACGACTATTCGGACGGATTCTTGATTCAAGACAACGTGCGTCAGCGCGTCGTATCTGGAGAAGCGGCTTCATTGGAAACATTTATGGCTTAATCGGAGTAAAACTAACATTCAACGGTTTATATTACTACTCTATGGCAACATCTACATCACTACTCGAACGCCTCAAGAAGGCATCTAAGATCGACGGCGCGGAAGTCATGGCGGACTCCAAGCTCTTTGGCGTCAAGGAATTCACACGCACGGAAGTTCCTATGATCAACGCGGCACTATCTGGTTCACTTGACGGCGGCCTCACGTCTGGCCTCACCGTTCTGGCCGGTCCGTCGAAACACTTCAAGACCTCATTCGGCCTGCTCATGGCGGCCGCTTATCTGAAGCAGAATCCAGACGCCGTGTGCATGTTCTACGACTCTGAGTTTGGATCTCCGCAGTCATACTTCACCTCGTTCGGCATCGATCCCTCTCGCGTCCTTCACACGCCGATCACGAACGTCGAGGAACTTAAGTTCGATCTGGTGAGTCAACTCCAGAATATCAGTCGCGGCGAGAAAGTCATCATCATGATCGACTCGATCGGTAACTTGGCTTCAAAGAAGGAAGTCGAAGATGCGATCAACGAGAAGTCCGTCGCCGACATGACTCGAGCGAAGGCGCTGAAGGGTCTGTTCCGCATGGTGACTCCGATGCTCACGCTCAAGGATATTCCTCTCCTCGCGGTCAATCACATCTACATGACTCAAGAGATGTACTCGAAGCCCGTCGTCTCTGGCGGTACCGGTATCTACTACTCGGCCGATACGATCTGGATCATTGGTCGTCAGCAGGACAAAGACGGAGACGAGATGAAGGGCTATCACTTCATCATCAACGTCGAGAAGTCGCGTTTCGTTCGCGAGAAGTCTAAGATTCCGATCTCTGTTTCTTGGGAAGGCGGCGTCGAACGGAACTCGGGCCTACTCGAGGTGGCCGTCGACGGTGGATACGTAGTGAAGCCTCAGGTCGGCTGGTATGTTGCTCACGATCCAAAGACTAACAAGGACCTGTCCAAGAAGCTGCGCGCCGATCAGACCTTCGACGACTCTTTCTGGAACGCCATCTACGAAAAGACAGACTTCAAAGAATATGTTAAAAATCGCTACTCAATGGGCCACAAGGAAATGCTTACCACTCGTAAGGAAGTTGGGCCTGAAGAAGACGCCGATTGAGGATATTGATTATCGTTTTGCTTTCTTTCCAACATTGGAAGGAACAAATGCAGTCGTAGAATTATTAACTGGTCCATACACTGGAACAGTATATAGTTATGATCATGTGAAGTTATCAGAAGAACCATCACTTGGATTTGCCAAGCTATCGTTTCACTTTACGATTATTCATAACATAAAGTTTCAGGATGATCTAAAGTTTCATCATTATGCAGGAATGGTACTTGAGTCTATCATCTCGATACCTGATTCCAAAATTGGTAAATTGAATTTAAATGGAAGCCAATCTACAAAAGCTAGTACTACAGGCGTTTATTAACGACGAGGGGTATTGCCGCAAGGCGATGCCTCACGTCAAGCCGGAATACTTCGAGGGAGGAGAGCGTGTGGCCTATGAGCTCATGCTCGACTTCATTCTCAAGTACAATCGACTACCCACTCCTCCGGCTCTGGCGATCGAGCTTCAGAACTCGACCAAGGGTTCTTTGGATACTCGCAATCAGGCCGGAGAGGTGATCAAGGACCTACAGACACCAGAGAAAGTCGACATCGACTGGCTCCTTCATCAGACCGAGAAGTGGTGTCAGGAGCGTTCCGTATTCTTGGCCGTCATGGAGTCGATCGCGATCATCGACGGCAAGAGAAAAGATACGGCGCCGGGCATGATTCCAAACATCCTGCAGAAGGCACTGTCCGTTACCTTTGATACGAACGTCGGTCATGACTATCTGGAGAACTCCGTTCAGCGATATGAATATTATCATAAGCAGGAGTCGAGGATTCCGTTCGATATCGAGATGATGAATTCAATCACTCGCGGCGGAGTTCCCAAGAAGACACTCAACATCATCATGGCCGGCGTGAACGTCGGTAAGTCTCTGGTCATGTGTCACCTCGCCGCGTCTTACCTCTCGCAGAATAAGAATGTCCTATACATCACTCTCGAGATGTCCGAAGAACGAATCGCCGAGCGCATCGATGCAAATCTATTCGATGTTGCCCTCGATCAGATTGAAGCTTTGCCAAAAGAGGTATTCGACTCAAAGGTGAAGAAGATCTCTGCGAAGACGCAGGGTAAGTTAATCATCAAGGAATATCCAACCGCGGCCGCGCATTCCGGTCACTTTCGAGCTCTGCTCAATGAGTTGAAGCTCAAGAGGAACTTCATTCCCGAGATTATCTTCATCGACTACATCGGTATCTGCGCGTCGGCTCGAGTGAAAGGCCTATCTGGATCCGTGAACACCAATTCATTCGTCAAGGCCGTATCTGAAGAGCTCCGTGGTCTGGCCATCGAATTCAACGTGCCGATCTGGACTGCGACTCAGGTCAATCGTACGGGCTTCTCTTCGTCTGATCCAGAGATGACGGATATCGCGGATTCATTTGCCTTGACCGGCACGGCGGACTTCATGATATCCTTGACCGAGACCGAGCAGCTCGAGAAGCTTGGTCAGTATCTGGTGAAGCAGCTTAAGAATCGATATAATAACAAAGCAAACAACAAACGCTTCATCATCGGAGTAGATAAATCTAAGATGCGCCTGTACGACGTAAATGCGTCGGGTCAAACGACCATCGACTCGTCTCCGTCCGAACAGGCGCCGAGTTCACCAAAACCGTGGGATCGCGGTCGTCGTAAAGTTTCAATCGCAAACATTAAAGTATGAATATATTTAATTCCATATACAAATACATTCATACGTCTCCACGTCTAGCAGATCTGACATATCATCATACATATTGGATACAAGATCTATGCAGAAAGTGGACTTATAAGCGACTCGATAAGATTACGCCAGAAGAATTATTTCAATATCGAAGTATAGATTCTGGCACTTGCATGCAGGTATGTCTCACAAATATCTGTAATGCAAAGTGTACATTTTGTGCATATCCAAAGGTGATATCTTCTAAGACCTTATCGACTGGAGTAATGAATGAGCAGACCTTCAAAGACATAATTAACGAGTGGGTATTTCTAGGAGGTAAAAGCATAAACGTAACTCCAGCCGTCGGAGATCCATTGGTCGATCCAGGCATCTTAAGTAAATTGAAATATGCGAAGCAGGCGGGCATCACTGAAGTTTACTTAACTACGAATGCCATATTACTGCATAAGTTTTATAAAGAACTTATCGATATGGGAATAAGCATATTCATTTCAACACAGGGTACGAATAAGGACATATACAAAAAAATCTATGGAGTGGATCAATATGACATCGTTATAGAAAATGTGCATAAGATGCTCCAATATAATCATGAGAATGGTGAACGTTCTGAAATAATAATCAGATTTCGAAATCACGAAAAGCCTAGTGAGATAATTAAATCTCAAGATTTTCAATCGAAAATTAAACCTTTCCTATCTGATAAAGTTAAGGTAAATTTTACCGTTGACTTTGATAATTGGGGAGGCACGATAACGGATAAAGACATATCGGGCAACATGAGACTGCGTAAGATGCCTGCTAAAATCAACGTGCCCTGTGTCAATTTGTTTTCTTATTACATCAGACACGACGGAAAGGTTAGAGCATGTGGATGCAGGCTTGTATCATCAGACGATGACGATCTCGTGATAGGCAATATCAAAACGGAATCGATTAAGTGCTTATCAACCGGACAAAAATCTTGGCAGATGATACAAGGATTTTATGAGGGTAAAAGGCCAAAGACCTGTGAAGAATGTACATTTTATAGGCCGATCGATAAACAATGGATACAGCATAGAATTAAAGTATGAAAAATACGGTAGAACTAATTGGCCATTATGGTACGGATCAAATACACGCGTGCTCCGCATGGACATCAACCTCTCGAGAATTGAATGAAGATAAAATATCTAGGATACCGAAGCTACTCAAGATGCTTGCTGATCAAGGTCATCATTCTGTTTTTGAAAAGTCTAGCCTTCATTTCTTGGTCAATTGCGATATTGCCTCTCATATTCACCTACTCAAGCATCGTGTGGGAGTCTCGATTAACGGAGAGTCAGCGCGATACAAAGAACTGAAAGAAGACAAGTACTACCTTCCAAAAGACTGGACAGGAATCATAAATACGAGCGTTCCTTCTACTGATAAAGAACGTCAATGGCTAATCGCTCTAGAGAATTATACTCAGCAAGGTAATCAACTCTATCATGCCTGCATCCAGGATCTAAACCCGACGCTTGGTCGTAAGCGCGCCAAAGAGTCTGCTCGTTTCTTCAAGACCTACAACTCACAGATTCAGGCCGACGTGATGTTTAATTGGAGATCCTTTCATCACTTTCTCTCTCTGCGGAATAAGCCAGACGCTCAGCTCGAGATTCGAGAGATCGCGGCCGATATGCTGCGTCTGGTCAAAGAGATTCCTGGAAATCCATTTGAACACACAATTGCGGCCTTTGGATACTAATTGATATAAATATAGTCACGAATCTCATGAAATCATTTAAGAACTACCTATCCGAAGGAATCTCACCGGCCGGCCTACATAAGGCGGCCGTACTTATTAAGTCGTATCTCCATCGAAAGCTTGGAGTCGAGATGTTTCACTTTCCCGACGCGGAAGAGTTTAAGAACAATGAAACTGGTCACGGATACGGCATTCGCTTCTTCATTCCAGACGGCAATCGTTCGGTCCGCATCAACTGGACGAAGCCTAATTCGATCGGCCTCACGTCCGTAGCATCCGCGGACGTATGGATCGACTCACCGACTCCGTATCACGTGAAGTTTGATGCCCAGCTTTCCTTGGCT